AACATTATCTACGTTCACGACCCAGGCCAGCAACTGCAGGCTCTTCAATTTCTGCATTAACATCAATGTCTTCTTCGCCAGGTGCAGGTAATTCAGGTGGCAACTCACCTCCTATGTCAGGAGTAGGAGCACCCATATCATCACCGGGGATTTGCGGAGCTTGTCCTGTTACTACGCCAAGCGCAGATTCCAATTGCTGTTTAGCACCTTGTAGGTTTTGTAACAGACCACTTAACGCAGCACTAGCATCGGCATTATACTGCGTAGATTGGTCAACACCAACTTCGTTTTTAATTTGATCAATTAATGCGGGCAAATCTTTAAATTGCATAGCACTAACTTGCTCGCTCATTTTTTGCACTTGGTCAACCATGTCTTGACTGGCCAGCACAACCTGAGCTTGTTGAATCTCACTAGCTTCACGCAAACGACGAGCACGACGGCCTTCAGCCATTGGATTATTTGCTTGTTGCAATAACTGAGCTTTTTGTTGTGTTAAGGCTTGAATTTGTTTAGTAATTGCAGCGGCTTGATCAGTTGCTTGTTTTTTCTTTGCGGCCATGTCCATACCTACATTAGCTGGATTTACAGCAGGCGTGGCGCCTGGTGCGGCTGCGGCGCCTGGTGCGGCTGCGGCAGCTAGGGCTTGTTCCATCATAACTAATTTTAAATAAGCAGGATTACGCTCACTGCTGTGAAATCCAGTAGTTCTACGATGTTCGGCAATTAAATTACGAACACGTTTTAACATACTGCGAGCTTGCCCTTGCGAAACTGTGTTAAAATCAACACGGTTACCAAAGTAGCTTTCAAAAACCTTAGCGGCTTGTTTTATTGGATTGGTTACGGCCAGTTCTTGCAGTTTCATTATCGAATCCTCGTTGTTGTATATATTTAGCCCAGCTTACACATTTGGTTAGTTGATTCTCTAAGACCTTTTTCTGTATAATTTTGCTTTCTAACTTGGTTAATATGATTTCACGTAAATCTGGGTTATTGCTACGATCGCCAATTGCGGCTCTAGTGTTAATATCCTGTGTAAGTGCGGCTAATTTGTTATCTGTAAGTAAAAGTTCACGTGCAGTATTATAAGCGCGGTGTTTGTCAGCTATGCACCAGCTAAGTGCTGTTCTAGTATGAGAAAAAAGCCCCACATCTGTGTCACTGCAAAATACTCTGTATCCAGGACGATTTGGCTGGATACGGTAACGCCCAAACACTTCGTAGGCTCCGTCTTCGTTTTGCCAGATTAAATTAGGTGCAATGTTCTTAAATTCCTGGCGGAACATGCGTTCAAATTCTTGGTCTTGTTTCATTTTAAAACGTAGTGTGATATAAGATAAATGGTTGATGCAAATAAAAATCCAATCATGCCAACGCCCCAACCAATTAATCTATCAGTGTTTTTTTCACTCATTTTACCCACACTGGCTTTGACTTCTGCAACCATGTCACAAAGATGTGAAATATTTACACTCATGGCTGTCATTTTATCTTCTAATGCATTGTAGCGTTCAGCACATAATTCTACGTGTGCTTCAAGGCTTTTCTTTTCAATATCAGTCGGCTCAACCATGTGTAATCTCCATTACGTATTTATGGAAATAGGTGCGAACCAAATATTCTGTCGGGGGCCTTCTGTTACTAAAACCGTTTCAATATCTGGGTCGTTATTGAGTTCGCGTAACATAGGAACACCTGTGGCATCAGAACGTAAAACAGACACTGGATCATCTGAAGGGCCGTAAATACCATCTGTTTCCGTTTCAAATTCAAACATCCAACGACTACCAGTCTGGTCTTGAATTGGTTCTGTTAGATCAAATAACTGTGTGCGCAGACTTAATATCTGTGTAAGTGTTTCCCAATTGCGTTGTTGATTGCGACTGCGATTCCATGATTCTACGTCACGTATTACTTGTCCGGCACAATCTTGAAATGGCATTCGACTTTGTTTACAATGACCGGTCACTCCAGTGACTGTAATGTCGAATAAAGTCTGGCAAGCAAATTTCATTCTGGTTTCCTGCTTAGTTCATAGAGTATTTCTACTTGCTCACATAAGTGATTGAGTTCTGGGTCGTCTCGCCGGGCCTGAAAAATTTCAACCCAACGTTTTGACCGTTCTAAGTCTTTGAGCTCTTGTTGCAATTTAGGATCCTGCCAATGCAGTTCTCTTTTGGTGGCACCTGGGTTGCGGGCGTAGACTGTGCGTCCACCATCGGGGCTTTCAAAAACTGTAAGCTCTGTAATTTTGCTGACCATCATAGTAGTATTTAAGTTATTATAGCAAGACCCATATTAAAGTCAACAAAAAACCCACCGAAGTGGGTTTTGAGCATCAATACAAAATTGATTAGGTTGTCAACTTGAAACCAGCATTGGTAACAGAGTTCATTGCATTTACACCAGCTTGATCGGCTGGAGTAACAGCAGCCAACGCAACTGTTGTGTTAGCAAATGTGCCAGTAGGATAGATAGCAACGCTGAGGGCTGTGCCATCAACTTGATACATCGCAACTGTAGTTGTTTGCTGAAGAGCCTGGATAACGTTACTAACGTAACCAACAACTTGACCTTCTGTGTTCATTGTGTTTGCAGCAACGAAACGATAAAAGTCTAATTTAGGACCAGCAAAGTTAATTGGAATGCCAGCTAAACTAGCACCTTGAGCAGGGTTGCCGTTTAATACGTCTGTTGCAAATACCGGTTGTGCGCCACCGGATACGGGTGTAATATAAGCCATTTTTAAATCTCCTTAGTATGTGGACCCTAAGGTCCTACTTTTATTTATACCTTTTGGTAAAAATCAGGAGTTAGCCACCAATTCCGGGTTGTTTATTTCACGATTTGCCGCGGTAAATCCACCAGCAAGACGATTCACAGCCTTGGCCATGCCAGCAGATGTGGCCATTACCCAGCCTTCTTGGCCTGGATGCTGTAGATCCAATTGATTTAAAATATCCATTTTGATGTCGTGTAACAATCCCCAGGCAGTAAATGCCGCGGCCATACCTGCCAAATTACTACGTGGACTTTGTAGATATTCTACAATGTTTTTAAACTTTTTGGGTGTAACACGTTGTTGTAACCAAGGTCCAAACTGCGCCAATAAGTTATCAAACCCGGTGCCAACTCTGCTGTTGATATAATCTATACATAACTTAGGCAAGTCTGTAATTTGTAGCGCACGAAGTTCAGCAGGATTGAACAGTTGATCAATGGCAGAACCTTGACTACTGTAAACAGTTTTAAGTGTTTGTATCAACTCTTTGTTTGGTCGAACATTTTCTTTAGCATACACTGGTTCTAATAATAGCAACCCAGGAACTGTTTTAAACGGAACTGTACCAATGGGTTCTTTAGCGGCACCTGGTTCCGCATACTTGGTATGCATGGCAATGCCAACTTCACTGGCGCCAATGCGCTTGCCTACATCACTGTTGGCTGGAATTTTGTATTCTATAGTGTTGGGTGTAAACACATAGTTGCCCGTTTCTAACGGAGGAGTATCCATATACAGCAAATCGCCTTGAACAAAACCTCTATAGTTTTTAGGAACTGCGGCATCTAACATGCCCCATAGTTTATTATAAATTGGTGCAAGATCTTGAACACGGGTAGCCGGCTTGCCCAATGCAGCTGCATCGGCATCTCTTGCGGCCAAATGTTGTGTGACCTGCCGAGGACTTGTAAATAACCCGTTGTAACCTTTGGCTCCAAATCCCGACACATCAGTTAGGATAAATGTTCCGTTGGCATCACGACCAAATATCAATGCTGGCTTACCGTCCCATTTAACTGTGGTAGTTTTACCAGTGTCAGCTGACGTATGTTTGATAATGTCCATGGCTTTTTTAATTCCTGCACTGCCGTTACGAAACACATAGTCTTCAAGATGTTCAATACCCTTGGCACGACCACCTTGCACTTCGGCTTCAACTAATTTTTGCATGCCTTGATTAACAATACGATCACGTAATCGGGCCAAAAAGTTTACTTCTGTATAGCCAGTAACTGGAGGCGTTTCGCTTTCCATAAATGGCAAGCCTTCACGTTCCATATGCTGTCGAAAGTCTGCTAGTTTAACATCTCGTTGGGGATCTGTGCTGAGTGCTTGTAGAATGCTTTCCACACTGGCCAAATCTTGACGTGTGGCTGTTCGGTTTAATAACAGTTTTGCTACCTTGTCAGGATCATTAGTAACAAGTTGATTGGTTACACGATCAGCAATTCCGCTTACTTGATTTAATTTGTAACCCATGCTTTTGGCTAGGCTGTTCATTAACACATTACGCTCGCGGCCTTTATACTTTGAATCTACAGGCATAGCACCTAATACAAACTTTGACCATGGCACATCTTTCATAAACATAAAGTCTGTTTGCACATAGCCACGATCAGGGGTTCCAACAATGGGAGTAAGGAAATGAACAGCAGTACCGGACTTACGAACGTAGTCCTCGGGTTTAAACCCGTGACTGGCGGCCCACTGTTTGAGTCTTGCTTCTAGTTGTTCTTTGGTTACTCGATTGGCATCTACAGCAATGTCTAAATCGCCACTTGTGTCTTTGATACCAGTAGACCCCAGTGTATTATTTTGTAAATCTAATCCTGGCAACATTTCTTCAAGCCAAGCAAGTGTAGGCCTAACATCAGCTTGATTAATTCGCTGGGTTACCGCCTGCCCTTTGCTATTTTTAAATACGTTGCCACCTTCTAGGATGTTCATGCAGGTTTAAAGCCCATGTTTAACAGCATAGCATCAACAGCTGGAACACCTGTGCTCTTGATATCTGCGGCATTATTGGTAAAATTCTTTCGAACAAGTTGTCCAAGTGTAGCGGCATTTTTATCTTGCCCAACTGCCTTAATAGATTGTGCTATAGTATCTTTAAGATCTTCAGCAGATTCTCCATCAGCAGCACCGGCTTGTTGAACGCCTTGAGCTCCACTCTGTTGTTGACCACCTTGTTGGCCAGATCCGGCTGGCGTGTGCTGTGCTACTGATGCAGCC